TACTACCCCTACGCCATCATAGTTAATAATGATGATCTCGTATTCTCCGTTAATAATCTTAGCTCTTTTTTCTGCTGTTCCGTGAGCTACGGCTGAGGTTCTATGCATGCACGTATTAAAGACATCACCCTGCCAAGCTGAATACATAATCGACAAAGGACATATAATAAGAATACGTTTGATCTCGCCTTGATTCATTAAATAATCCGCTGCCCATAGTACTGATGAAGTTTTCCCCGTACCAGCTTCGTTAAAACAAAAGGCTCGACGATTAATCGAGAGAAACTCAGAGGTTATTCTTTGGTGATCGAATGGTTTATACAGCCCGGGATAATGATAGTCCCGAGTGATAGGTGAAGGCAGATTAGTTCTGAATGACACAATTTGGTTAAGCTTAGTCATCTCATGTAAGCCCCAGTAAACCATTACGTCTGCTAGGTTACCTTTCCATTCAACGACTTCTGACTTTTCAATTGCGTCCGTAATATGTGGGACGATGTGTTCAGGCACGGTAATTCTTACTGCGGTATTTTCTATAAGTTCCATACTATCCTTTTAACTAGACATCCCCGATGCCTTTCTGTGTATTACTATTTCTTCTTACGTTCTCTACTACTAATCTCTGAAATTAGATTACCTTTCTTGTCTCTGTTAAACGATCTATTCTTTGCTGCACTCTGTATGACTACGCCGTCTTTATTTGATCCGCCTTTGTCTAATGCTTTCTTATGGGCTACATCTTTACCCTCTCGAACCTCTGCGGTTTTATCTTTATCTTTAGGGCTATCATAGTTAGCTTTATCTATAGCTCGACGAGCACGTTGTCTTTCCATTCGACGTTCATGTTCACCACGTTTCTTTTCTAGCTCATACTCATGATTATAAGGTCTCTTACCTTTTGCATATGCCATATTATTCTCCTACGATTTATTATATTCACAGCTCTTAACAGGGCAATATCTACAGAGCGGTGTTGGGTTAGCTTGCCATGTGTTATTATCGTATGACATATCTAATCTTGCAAGCGATTGACCAAAGTCGTCCCAATACTTATCTATCTTATCCCTTGTATACTCTTCTGTAATAAAGCTATTGTGCATCACAAAGAGGAGGCCTGCCTTGATTTTATTAATGTTTGGGAAGTGAGCAAAGGTCATTAACGCCATAAGTTTAAGTTGCTTAGAGTCTGGGTACTTATTTGAACCAGTCTTATAGTCGACAATAAAAGCATAGTCATTATCAACAATGAGCAAATCCACAATACCACGCACCCATCTATTAGTGTCATCAAAAGCACACGGGGTTTTATCTCTCCCCAAAGCCATTTCATACTCTGCATATTTATCCCCAGGGATCGCAATAAGTTCATCGACTACTCCTTTAAATCTTAAATAGTTTAATGCTAATTCTTTACCGTCTTTTACATAGTCTTCTAAAGCTTTATGTACTTCTGTTCCATAAATCATCTTTTCACTAGGAATAACCGTATAGTTTTGGGCTACTCGAATTTCATAGTACTTTTTAGGACACTTAAGATACTCACTTAAAGCTGAATAAGACCACGTGTAATTAGCCAATCGGAGTTCTCCTTGATATCTCTTTAGCAATCTTTGCTTTCTTTTTACCTTCTTCGGCTTTATCTAACAGCTCATATAGCTTTTTCATAGGCAGCGCTTTTAATTTATCTTTACCCGTTCTTGTTTTAAACGGATCAGCATGCCTTCTACTTTTGTGTACTTGTGTTTTAGCTGTTGCCATGATCTACCTTTTGGACTTCGCCTGTTGATTTATTAAGTTCATACTCGGGTAAAACTTCTTGCCCTACGGGTTTCATTTGATCCCATTCTTTATCTATAGGCAATTCTTTCTTTCTAAAAATCAAGTCAAAGTTCTTTTCAAACAAATCATTGTTTGGTTTACTTTGTAACAGATCTCCTGTTGATTCATTCCTAGCTGTTTTTTTCATAATTTTCCTCCACGTCTTTTAATAATTGATCAAATGTTAATTCATCTTTATCTTTTAAAAATTCTACACTAAACATATATCTTGGCTTTTGAAAATTAATTACCATGTGTTCATGCTGAGTATTGTATAAGTAATATGTATTAGGTTTGTAATGTAGTTGCATAAAGTTTCTACTTGCTTCTTTTTTATTCCTTGAAAATAAACTATGACTATATACACTTCCATTAGGCGTTAATAACATATTAATTCCTACGCCGCGCCTAGTGTCTACATGCCAATCATAACAAGTATATGGATCTAATTTAATAACTCCACCTAAATATTTATATCTGCTTCCTAACCATTCAAAAAAAGGATCTTGTTCTAATAGATCGTATGGTAAAGGTTTGCCTATAAAATTATAATAAGGAAACCATGCTTCATCATTCTTTGCGTATTCTAAAATACTGTCTGCAATGTTAGACTCATGTTTAATTTCCATAAATGAGTACGCCATTATTTCCCTCCGTATATATAAATTATCCAATTTGCAAATCTAATTAGTTGTTCAGGTGATGCGCTATTCTTCATCGTATTAGCTTTGTGACTAAGCACCTGTATATTACCTTTAACATATCCTTTATTGTTATCTATCCTATCTACCGAGGGAGAGTGAGGTGATGGTCCTGTTCTCATTCCTTCATTTGTGCCTGCCATTATAGGTATACCAAGCGCAGGACATAGAATAGGTATATCAATATCTTGCCAATCTAAATTAAACTCTGTTCCCATTCGTTTAGCCCTACTTTTTATATTAAGATGTAAACATCTCGCAGGGTTTGCATGTCGCCATCTTTTAAGTTTCTGTGTAGATTTTGCCTGATGTTTATGTACATATGCTTTTATCTTATCAGGATTATTTAATCGCCACTGTTTATGGTACTTTTTTTTATCAACAATCGCCATAGCTTTCTCCATAGTTAGCTTCGCATGCTACGGGTAATCCTTCCGCCCACTTCGGTGGTTTTGACATGATCTCCATAATAAAATCTTTAGCTTTATCGGCGTCATCTTTTTTAGCTACACAAACTACAGCATCATGTACAGTTAATACAGGGCGATACTTATCATTAATCTCTATCATCTGTTCACCCACAATAATACGGGCTAAGGCTTGAATAACATTCTCTACTACTGACCCACCCCAAACGGATATAGTACCGCGTCTAGATTTATAAGTAAACCGACTCTTTGCTTCCGATGTATCATACGTCAGTCCGGGATATTGTATATAAAGTCCGTTAGGTAATTTAATACCTCTTGACGTTACAAGTAATGCTTTATTCTTATCTAGATAATAAGGTTCTTTTTGGTACGGCCATGAAGATATATCATGTAAGGCTTCGTCACAAGTACGCCAAAACTCAATCACTTTATTATTAACTTCGCGGTAAACTCTTACTAACCTTTGGCATTCTAGATCATCGAGCTCTGTATTCGCAGCGATCTTTAAAGTCTGTTGTAACTTCTGCCAGCCTGTGCCATACCCTAGTCCAAGAATACAAGTCTTACCTACAGCGCGTTCTGTCTTATCGTCTTTAGTAATGGGTCTATCATATACCTTACTCGCAAACTCTGAATAAACATCTCGACCCTCTTTGTACCATTGGACAACATCGTCTTGTCCCGCTATCCATGTAAGTACTCGGGCTTCAATTTGTGATGAGTCACAGTTAATAACTATGTGACCACTTGGTGCTATGACTGCATTCTTTAAGGCTTTCTTTTTCTTATCTCGGCTTGGTAAGTTTTGGAAGTTGACTTTATCCGAGCCTGCCCATCGACCCGTATGTGCGCCGTAATACTTAAGAGGAATAGGCAGCTTACCCTTATTACGCGCCCCAATACCGATGAACCTTTCAATTCTACTCTCCTCTATGGTTGACTTAGTACCTAACCTAACTGTGCATAATTGTTGAATAAACGGATCTTCATGCTCCATCAAAGCTAAGAAGCCCTCATCGCCTTTAGCTAAAGCAAACGTATCCTTACCCGTCGCAGGACTTATTTTAGTAGGTACAACTACGCCTAGCTCAGTTAATATCTCTGCAAATTGTTTATTAGATGCAAGCTTTGCTCTGACGCATTCTTCTGTTTCACATACAAGTTTAACCATAAGACCCTGTAATAGCTGTGACTTTTCTAGCTTGACTTCTTCTAATCGTTCAATAAGTAAGCCATCATCTACTTCTAATACGGGCATGGTATACATGCGTAAGGTTAAATCAATAAGTTTTAATTCTTCTTGCGGGAACATGGGATTTAATACATAGAAAAGCTTATAGGTTAATTCAACGTCATTCTTACAATAAGAGCCATAACGTTCTAGATCATCGTGAGCAAAGTCAAGTCTGCGTTTACCTTTAGCCTCTACTACTTCTGTACCTTTAGCACCTAACTCATATCGTTCAACGAGGGCGGCTAAGCTACCACCTGCATCTACACCATGAATGGCACGAGCCATACCAAGAGTATCAAAATATACATTAGGAATAATATTAAATACGAAAGAAAGAATTCCGCCATCAAATTGGGTATTGTGGCAGAGCAACATAGAATCGTCCCAATCATAGCTTTGTAACCTAGCTTTAATTTCATCATGAGTACCTGTATACCAATGAGTATCGCCGTCATCTATCTTTACTCCTACTCCGATAACCTCGAAGCGCGGGTCTCTAATATATTCTTCTGTTGTAAGTCCTGAGAGTGAGTATCCTGTATCATAAAATGTTTCAAAGTCAAGCGTTATAAGTTGCATGGGTCTCTTTCATTAAAATTGCGTTTACTGCAAATTACTTATTTATTTTGCGTGTCTTGCAAATTCATCTCGGCAGTCTGTTGAGCACCACCTTCTTGTATCGGGAACGTCTTCACCACACCACGTACACTTGCCCGAAAGGTTCGGGGCCACTTTAGCTTCCGCTGCAGCGTTCTTAATTGCAATATCAGTGATGACTTCCATGTACTCATTAGCTCTGTCTATTTCGTCTGCCATATTTACTGCCTAACTCTTTACCCATAAATTGAAAATTTTGTGACCATTTATTATTAGCGTTTCTTTTTTGAGGGAGCGTAACCTTACCCTCTTGTTCTAATCCAATTATTCTATCATAAGAGCTACCAATATTGTCTAGAAGTTTAGACCTTGATATGTTAGGAAACTTTTCTATACACTCATTAATTTTTGCTACTAATTCTTCATCTGTTAATCTTTTATACGCAGGTGTTACTTTCATATTAAACATTCTCCGACTAATTCAAACAAGTCTTCTTGGACTTTGGGTTCTTGTTCTAAGGTTATTATTGTAACATCTTTATGTGTATCTCTATACCATTTAGCTTCACGGCGCGACCATCTATACTTACGAACAATCTCTCCGTCTTCAACTAAAGCGTGTGTAAAAGGTAAAGACATTTAATTACTCCTCCTATAAACCATAATATTGAAAATACAATTAAGCCCGTTATTATAGCATCTAATTTCATTGTAGTGTAGGTTTCTCAGCGGGTTCAAATTCTTGTAAAGTATCAAGAAGCTGTTTGAAATGTTCTTCTGATCCACTAATTTCATTAAATAAGTATAACCTTGCATTAATAACAGCGCTCAACTCCAAAGGTGATATTTTATATCGTTCAACTTCGTTAATTAAAAAGTCATCTACTTTATTACTCAATTCTGCTATCTCTAATTCGTCCATTACAAACCCCCTTCGGCTTCGGTTAATCGTTTGCTATCATACTTTTTATTCTTTTTAGCTAGGTCATGTGTATACTTTTGAAATTCTTTGCTTCCCATAAAGTCTTCTAATACTAATTTATAGGCTTCACTTAAATTTATTTCTTCTTCAAATCCTAGAGGAGCATCTTTCAATAGAAGTTCATACTGTTCTTTTAATACTACAACTATAATCGGTTCTGCTATTTCATAATCAATGTCAAGCGTTATCTTCATCTTCTGTCTCCTCATCTTTATTTTTAAGATTTAATATCCGTCCATCTTTTTTAATTCTGTCTTTGATTTTTTGTCTTAGTGAGTGTACATTCCATTCAAGCAGCCAACACGCTATATGAAGCATCGGGCTCTCTGACATAAACCAATCTAAGGTATCAAGCGGGTATCCTTCTTTTAACTCAAAGTCAAGGTCTTCCAATGCTTGAATAAATATGGCTGTAATAAGTCTACCCTCAGGGGTTGCAATTAACCCGACTGTATTTTGGTCTACTGTTTTGTCAATCGATGGTATAGCAATAACATTGTTATACTTCCCTATGATATTCATTCTAACCTCTAATAAAAAATGTGATTCTGAATTGTAACACGAGGTTTCATGTTCCACCTAGGGTTTACTGTGAAGTTATGGAAGTGGGTTGATCCTTTAGAATAGTCGGGTTCTAACTTATACATGACCCGCCATGCAACGAGATAATATGGTTTAAGCTCGGATTTCTGAGGGGGCTTTTGCTTGCCGTACCAAGAAAACTGTGCGGGTCTCGCCATCTCTGAGCAAATACGCTCGGGTTTAAATTCGGCTCTACGCATCAATACATAACCTACGGCGACTTGACCTTGATGGTTTTCGCCGCGGGCTTCCATAAAAATTGTTTGAGCTAAACAGGCTAACGCTTGATCTATCATCTAGACCTCCTTTTAAGCAACTGGCTTCAGTTATTTATTTATTTTGACTCGAGATAGTTCTTGAGTTCGTTGGCGTACCAAGCAATTTTGCCTGCGTCTTCAATGGGGTTACCTTTGAGTCCGAGACGGCTTGAGTACTTGAGAAGATTTCCTTTGATGTATCCACAATATTCTTCTGTAGATAGTTTTGCTTTAATGAAACTAATTGTTTCGATGCCACCTGTAGTATAGTGTGGCGGGTTATTTACCATGTCGACGTTGTTTTCAGTCATAGTAACTCCTTTATTGTTGTCAATAATGTGCTTATATTACTCTCATTTACTACGATTGTATATCCTCCAGCGGTTCTGATGCGTTTCATGTTGTTTTCTTGCAACAAAGTAGGGACATTCTTACCCGATTTGCACTCAATACCTATAAACATGCCACTATAACACACGATAATGTCGGGTACTCCGCTATGTCCATACCCTGTCATCATCGGAGAAAAGTGGTACGCCTCTAACTCATCAAGTATTTTCTTGACTTTTAGTTTTACTTTACCCTCGGGCGTCATTTCTTTACCTCTTGCACTTGTTTTGTTTCTTGTGGTGGTTCTGATTTAAATGCGGGGGTATAAGTCCCAATCCAAGCCACAATGTAAATTACAGTTATCCAACCGATCACGTCCATATTAATCTCCAAATTTTTTATAGTAGACCTCGCCTTTTTTACGACGAGGTTGTTTGTCTTCGAGCTTATGTTTAGTTACGCCCTTAATAACAAAGTCGGGCATCGGGTGAAACAAGTCCTGTAGAAAACACCGCTCTATTTTGTAATAGTGCATACGTCCACTAATTATTTTACCCGATAACTGCCCCGATCTGTGCAAGAATGACATCAAGTTCGAGACACTTTTTAACTCAATACCTAATTTATCAGATATATCTTTAGATGAAAATTGTTCCTCATCTGTAAATAAACTTAAAATAATATCGTAGACTTCAAATTGTGTTAGGCTTTTCCCGTGGACTTGGTAGTGCCTAACAATATCTGTCGCTCTCTTTTCTCTCATCAATGTCCTACCTTGTCTAACTTAGTGAGCATATAAAGATCCGCCCAATGTAAGTCATCATTAAGATAAGTATCTTTGTAGGTTAATTTACTTGCATCATAGACGCCCACGAGCTTTCGATAAACATTCTTATCGGTTGTGCCTAACTCGTCTCCCGCTTTCTTTGCCATGAAGCTCTTGCCACTATAATAAACCTCAACGCGACTATCTTTTTGTGGGTTATTAGCTTCAAAGGCTTGATGTATTCTAGTACTAATGCGTTTAAAATCTTTATGTGCGTTATCCATTATATCTCCTTAAGTTAGTCTTCACACGATCCACCGATACAAGCTCGGCTCGTGATTTCGTTTTCAAGTTCTTCAAATGCTTTATCTTTTTCAATCTTTTCTACTGCTTTATTGACGTCATCATATAAGTTATAACTTGTTTGCGATGTTCTAGCTTTAATCATAACACCTTTGTCTCTTGCATGATCAGTAAGAATTGTTGTAATGTAGTCACTTGGTTCAACGCCCCAAGACTCAACCACTTTGTATTCTTCTTCCGTCATCTTTACTTCTGCTACGATAATAAATTTAATCATATCCTCTCCTTAGTGTATCCAAAAACCAATTATTAATCCTACTGCTACCCATACGCTTGCTTCTACTACGCTAATTCGTTTTAAATCAATCCAAGCCTCACTACCTAATTTTTTCTGTAATTCTTTTTCTTGCTGCGCTTTCATTTTGTTTGCTCTAGTTAAAACGCCTAGTCTGCGTCGCTTTGCAAGTTTGCGCATACGTTGATAGTCATGATTGATTTCATTTAACTTCTGTTCAATCTTAATATCTTGTGCCATTACTTTTCTCCTTCACTAGTTTTAGAAACGCTCTCGCTAACTTTATCTGCGCTCGTAGTCCCATTTGCATTTGCTTTCTCCTGTTCAAATTTTCTTAGTGACTCGATGTATTGATTGGTGGCAAAGTTCAAACCTCGTATTACACCAATCCGCATCGCTGTATAAAACATCTCGGCATCTTTTTCTTTTCGCTCTCGCTTATGTACGTCAGCGTACTGATAGTATTCAGCTACGGCTACTTCGATAATGTCTTCTTCAAACTTCCGTTTCTTTTCTTCGTTCTGTTGATGTTGTGTCACTCGTATATCCTCCCTACTCCTTCAAAAATTCCAACTAAATCGTTGGGTTTAAAATCGTTCTTGTTGTATGAGAACGGCATCTTTTTTCCATTAGCGTGTTTAATATATCCTGTCACTACAATCTGCTCCACGATAATCTGTTTCTGTTTCTCTTTAGTAACCATGGCTTTTGTGTTCGTCCTCCCTTTGTTGTTTTAATAAGTATTCTTCTGTCTGTGTCATTGGTGGGTCGTATGTTTGACTTGCACCTTTCATTCTTTTATCTATTTCGTTTAATTCTTTCTCATGTTCTTTAATTTCAAACCCTGTCATAAAATGGTTTTCACCACAACAACTGCCTTTCCACTCGGGCACTGCGTCGTAGCAATAAACGCAATACGTCAAGCCGTCGTCTAAATCATCATAGTCATCACTCATACTGCCCCCTTGTCTTGTTTAACGTCGCTCGATTGTTTACGCCATGCTTTCACCAATGCAAAGCGTTTAGCTTCGAGTTCTGTTCTTGGTGTTGCCCATTGATAGTAATTATATTTAAAGTAATGTTGTATCTTATCATTATTCGTTTTCATACACTACCCCGTCTGCATCGTCAAAGCGTTTGTCATCGCTTGGTTCAAAGTCTTCTTCCTCCATAATGGGTTCAAACTTTTCTCCCGTCCAATCTATATTATCAGCGCAAACATCTGCACGTCTTTGAGCCTCGGTTCTTATACGTCTCATTAGCCATAGATAGTCAAAGCCCTCAACGCCCTCAATTTCATCAGCGTCCTGCATCGCCTGTATCACGTTCTTTAAAATACTTTCTGCCCTCGCCCTACTCATACCACTACTCCTTTCAATGCTTGTCTAAGTTCTGTTTTTAATTCAGGGGACGTCGATGATAGTATGGGGGCTATCATGTACTTGATCGCTTTCTTAACGTCGTACTCAAACTCGTGCCAGTCACGGTCTATCACTTCATTAGTAAACTTTTTCTTAGCGTACCCTACGCCGTCATGTACCACGACGATTGACCACTTGCGACTACGTTGTAGTTCAAGGATTATGTTTCGGTTATGGTTTCTTAATACTCTCATTTTAATTCCTCCAATATCATCTCATCATATAATATATCTTCGACTTCAAAACCCCAACGATTTGGTTTAGTCTCTATGTACTCCCAACTATCACAAGTATTGCCATCACGCATAGCCTCTAAAATTTCCTCTACTTCGGCGTCATCTTTAGCATTTACTTCATACACTACTTCTACCACTTCGACTCTTTTCTCAGGTATCACAATCCTAAATCTTTTCATACAAGTTCTCCTCTTAAAAAGCGTTCATCTAAATCACTATAATAGTAGTCGGGAAAGTCACACGGCTCACCCTCGAAGTTACAATGATAGCACGTTATACTATCTAAATTATTTTTTGTTTCGTGAAACATAAGTTCCCCACAATGACCACACGTCACGGCGTTAAGTCCCACCTTCTCTAATATAACTTGGCTTTCTGAATGGTTTGTTTTTTCTTTCATACAATCCTCGCGGTCTAAGTAGTTAATAATGTTTATTACGAATTATTATTAGAGCATACTTTTTTGGTTTTGTGTAAACTTTTTTGATGTTTTTTATCATTTGTGAGACATTTTTTAAATCAAGCGACCCTCTTTGATAAGCAAAACTTATCAACCCTATACAATCCTCGCGTCCTAATTATATAAACCCACTCCTATCGAGCCTACTATGCGTCGGTTAGCGACCCCGTTTAAACCCCTCTCCCCAAAGTCTCGCGTTCTAACAAAGGCTCACGTCCTCTAAAAGCAACTGGTTTCAAAACTTAGCATGGGGCTAAGTTTTGGTCGGGGGTAAAGTTCGCAGCACTCGGTCGGTTTGAATAACCACGTTGTGAGTAGGGTTATTGTTTTTCGTTCGTCCTATTGGTCGGGTGTACCTTTCTTTTTTAGTGTGACTTGGTGGGTGTGTGGGTGCAAATAGCACCCAATAAAAAGCCCCTCGAGTAGAGGGGCGTTAAGTTAAAACTTAGTCCCCTTAGGTGCGTTCGTGTCCGTGTTCTAGTTCGTGGTTGTAGTCGTCCCACTCATGCACGGGGTTAGGGTTTAAAGTGTTGTAGTAGGGCTCATTATAGGCGTTATATTCGGCGTCCATTGAATAAGCATAGACGTCTAAGAGTTCGCTTATAGCGTCGGCTATGTCCTCGGGGTGTGCTGTCTTAATCCAATTTAATAAGCCCTTATAGTCTTTAGCGTAGAGCTCATCAATAACGGGGCTTGACCCTATGCCGTAATAATCATTAGCCCCCCACGTTGAGCCGTAGCCCTGTTTAAATTCCACCTTGGTGTAGTCACGTTCGTGGGGTAGGGTTATCTCGTCCCACTTAATCGCTAGTACTTTGTCCCGTAGTTTCAAAACGTGGTCGGTGTCTAGGGTTTCTTTGTTGCTGTGTTCTGATTGATAGCCTATTGATATGTTTAGGCACTCGCTCACCTGTTCCATGTATTGTGCCGTGTCTGTGAATAGTCCCGTGTCGTCTAATTCGTACCCCATGCCGAGAAGCGAAGCGATCGCATTTGAACAAGTATCACTTGAAGCCCTCTCACCCATTTGGTGTGTAATTACTGACGTGGTGCCCCGTCTGTCAAAGGCTATGGCATGATTAAATTGTTTTATAAAATCGCCGTAAAGTGTCGCCACTTGCTTACTACCCCAACACCCTCTTTCCTCGCCCCTGTGGAATACATATACGCCCCCAATGTTAGCCTGTATCATTTCCAATAAAAGAAAAGCCCCTGCCCCGTCATCTGCACCAAGGCAGTCTGATTTCTCATCAACGAAAGCCGTCCCGAAGTCATCACAATAAACTTCTTGTTTTATCTTGTCGGGCTCTGAGTTGTGCATGGTGTCAATGTGGCATGACCATAATGTTGTATTCGCTGTGCTGTTCTCTTTTCTGTTGTCTATATAGTAGGCTATAACCTCGCCCGTTTCGTTCTTGAGTTGTTGAACGTCCCCGTCTGATAGATACGTTTCTATAAAATACGCTTCGCCTTTCGTGCCGTGTTGGCGTCTGATTGATAAAATATTTAAAAGCGTGTTGCGTAGTGTTTCGTTTTGTTTAGTTGTTTTCATTTGTTGCCCCTTGTGTTGTTGGTTGTGTTTCGGTTTCGTCCTCGTCCTCGTTCTCTGCGTCAATCTTTTCTTGTAGTTCGTCGGCGTCGTCCTCATGGCACCAAGTCCCGTCACTCAGTTGGTGTGCGTCGTTCTCGTGTGCGTAGCTGTTGCCCTCGCTGTCCTCGTGGTCAAGTGCCTGTGCGTAGTCTTGATGTATTAAACCCCTTGAAGTATTTACTAAGTCGTCCATGTGATAATAATTGTCTGACGCTTCACAAAGGTAAATATCGTTATCACTTAAATAATTGACGTCGTAATAATCATCACCTACAAGAATGGCGTTGTCACTATAAACATAATACTCGTCACCCCGTCTGCCTATGGCGTAAGTGTAATCATTCTCAAGGCACCCGTTGCAAATATGTCGGTCTGCGTCCTCAACGTATTCTATTTCGTCCTCGTCCACTTCGTCCCCGCAATCGTCACAAGAAAACTTCTCAACGTTGGACGTCCAGCCCCCCGTGTTTGCTAGATCATATTCGCCATGACCTATGACTATGTATGTTTTGCCGTCTATGTTTTCGGGTTCGCCTGTTTGATCGCCCCCGTTCCCGTAGTCAATATAAGGTGCCATATAAACGCCGTCCTCGTTTTCGTGTGGTATCGCTTTTAATAAACACCCGTTTAAGTTTGTTTGATATTCATAACCTAGATTTCTTAGTGTGTCTTTTAAAAATCGTCCCTCGGCGTGTCCGTTAGCGTCTGGGTAAATTCTTATATATCCCTTTGATGCGTCCCCCGTATCGTCCCAATTATTTTGAGTTCGTACTATTGCACGGGCTATGACTAAGCCCCCCTCTAACATATAAGCCAATTTTAAAACGCTCTTTTCGTGTGCGTACACTTGGACGGATTTGCTGTTGGTCATACATGAATTAAAACGTTCGCCTTGTCCGTAGATATTCACCCACCCTGTGCTGTCGGTGCTATCAATAAAACGTACTTCCCACCCTTGCTGTGCTTGTACCCGTGCTGTGTGTGCTTCGGTTATGCTTTTAATTTCCAAGTCTGTGAGCTCTGTTTGTTCTTTAAATTGAGTGAGATATTTTCCTAGCTTGGTGCGTACTTCTCGCCCTTGTCTGAAGTGTTCTAAGTTTGGATAGTAAGCGATTAACATGGGGCTTATGATTGAGTAGTGGACGTTATGAAGTGAGAAAAGACTATTCAAGCGTCTTAGTTTGTCGGGCTCATTCAGTCCGTACTTTTGCCAATCTAATTTTTCCCACTCGCCCGTTTTGAATTTTTCTCTTATGTCTAAAACTCGGGGCTCTACTCTTTTTAGTATATCGTCCCGTAAGTAGTGCGTGATGTAGTCTATATATTCTATGACGCTATCGGGGGACGCTTTCCTAGCGTCTTTTACTTTCGCCCGTTCTATTGCGAGATTGTGCCCGTTAAGTTTAAATTCCCTCGCCGTTGCTTTCTGATTGAAGTCGTATCTATAACGGCTTTGTTTTGCATCTGCTCTTAATTGTGCCTTTAATTGCTCTTTTACTTCGTAGGGTTCCCCCTCGTTGTATTGGATTAGTCGGTTCAGCGTGATTAAGTGGGGCGTAATTGGTCGCACCAAGTTTCTAACTGCGTTGAGTTGGTATGTATTCAACATATTAAAAGCCCCCCATGATTAAAGTTAAAAAGCACCAAAAAGAAAATAAACACCAAATTAAAAAGATTAAATACATGACGCCCTTGAAAATACTCATATTAAATACCCCCCCATAATTAAAGCCATAATCATACACCCGAGAAGTGTTCCCCCGAGTATGCCTAGCCCTATCATAAAGCCGTCCATGTCCTGTTGGTGTTTCATTTGTCTTATGCGTTCTAGCTGTTCATATCTCTTTTCTAGTCTAGTCATTCTCATGGTTTGCTTCCCCTTCGTTTTGTTCTCGTGTGATTAAATCGTTTAATGCTTGGTTGATTTGAGTTGATGCGATTAAGTCCAACACGCTCGGGGTGTGAGTTGTGCCGTGTTTAATTGCGTGTTCGGCTCTTAGATTGTTTTCTAATTCTCGGGCGTAGTTTTCTGTTTGTTTCATATCGTGGGGCGTTGCTTGATAAAAGTATTTGACACTTATGGGGTGCCCGTTGATTGTAATGCTTCCCCCGTTGGCTTCGTCAAAAAATGTCTTGCCCTGTGGTGCGTGTGTGACTTGATAGGATTTTGTCGGGCGTATTTCGTTGCGTAGTTTTTCTATTTGGTCAAAGCGTTGTGCTTCTGTTGATAGGTTTAAGTTTTCCATGGTTTGTGTGTCCTTAGTTAGTTGTTGAGTTGGTTAGTACTGCGTATGCTTTTTTTAATTCGGTTTGAAATAAGTTTTCTAGTTCGGTGTCGCTCAGTTGGTCTAAGTTTGTATAGCCTACTTCGTTGAGTTCGTTTGTAAGTGTTTGACGTGTTGCCATGGTTGATACCCCTTAAAAGTTTAAGATTTTACTACTAAGAGCGATTTTAGTTCAGTTTTTAACGTTTGTGTAATTTATTTTTGATTTAAATAAAAAGGGGCTAAGCAAAAACCATGCCAAGCCCCCCTTACCTAGTTTGCGACCGATTGCGACTTAGCCCCGATTAAAAAGACACGTCCAAAATAGTATCAACGATATAAAAGCCCCGATAAAAAAGGTAATAGCTAAGTCGGGCGTGGTGTTCATAGTAGTGAAGCCTAAGATTGCGTTTAACGTGGTTAAAAGCCAAGTGATATAAAGTCCTGTTAAGTTTGCTCTGTTCATATAGTGCCTTTCGTTTAATAATGTTTAACTTCGTTCGGTGTTGCTATCTAATAAACGTACCAAGTTTAAAAAAGTAAGGGTTTCGGGGTGTTTATTTCGTAAGTGCTTGATTTAATTGATGTTCCCATGTTCCCACTTGTGAAACTATACTCATTATTACGGGGAACAAGGTTTTTGACTTGGTTTGATGTTCCTAAGTTGTTGTTTTATATATATATTATATTTATTTATTATTATTATTATGTGATTGTTCCCATGTTCCCACTTGTGACGCATAGTGATAACTGCGGGGCTTTTTACACTTGCGTAGTGACACGAAGCCAAACAAAGTTTTCCAAATCTACCCCCCACCCCCTATGTGAAAACAGTGGGAACAGGGAACATTCCTTATTAATCAAGTATTTAAGTGGGAACAATTACGGGAACAAAGTCAAACGAAGTGGGAACATTATCAACGTGGTCAAACGTGGTCGGGCTTGGTTATGTCGGGGCTTACTTAGTGGACGCAGTTGGACTTAGTTGGACGAAGTGACGCAGAAAAGGACAAAGTTGGACAAAATTGGACTTGGTTTTGACTTAGTGGACTTCGCAACCCCACCCGTACCCAACCCCCCCAAATTTAGTTGGGACTCCGTGGACTCTGTTTACACTTAAACTTGTACAAATAGTAGGCAAAAAATACAAAATCTATAGGAAACACCCCCCGTCACTCAAATAAAGGGCGTTGTAAAAAAATTTTTATAAAAAAATCCTGAAATATCAGAAAGTTAGGGTAAAAGCGTTTTCATTCAAAACAAACAAAGTTCCAAACTAAATGAAAACAGCTAGATTGCCTTGGGATCGAAGTTGTATAACTCGGAGTAGACTGCTTTAATACGAAGAAACTTGGCACCATGCTCATGAAAGTCATCATCACCCCTAACATAGAGAGCTAAGTGTACCATTTCATGGAGCAATGTCTGAAAAATAGTGGTAAAGTGGCCACATGCATTAGAACTTATTTGAATCTCCATCTCTTCTTCATCAAAACAACCGTATATATCTGGGTTCTTAATCACTTTGAACTTGACTTTGCGCGACTTAGGCATAGGTAGGGTATTAAAAGGTGCCATTTGACAGGCCATGTTGTATAGTATCTCAAGATTCTTCTTGGTCAACGTAGTTTTCATAGGCTAGGTTTAGTTAAACGAGGTTCAAATAGCGAAGGGTTATAGTATTCGATAGACTTAGTTTGAGGAAAATATACTTTAACAGCTTTGAACCTATCTATAATGTCCATAGTCCAACAACCTTCAACATGAGGGTAACCTTTTTGAACAGCGTAAGCCACATAAGGATAATCCTTTACACCCATCTTTATATATTCGCAAGGTTCTCTTGTTAATACTATTTCACCCGGTGGAGTCTTTATAGAGAACTCTTTAATCTCATCAGAGTTAATACCCGTAGTAGAATAGACAGGCATAGAAAAAACTATGAATAGTATCCACAATAATACCCCATAAGCTACATATAATAAAAAGTCTTTCATACGGCTATTATACTAAAGACTTGCAAAAATCTTTGAAACACTATATATTACAGGAATAGCTGCAAATAATTTCTAGGGTGTAATCAGCGACACATGTCAAATGAAATATCAAACCAATCGGACGTAAATGAGGACGAGCATTTCCATGCAGTTCTTATCCCTACTATAGAGAACGACGTCCCAATCCCTAAGAATGCAAAAGAAGCTCTACCTGAAATGACTATTAATGAAGAGTTAAACATTAGGGCAGAAACTATAAAAGCAGTAGCTGATATAAAAGGCGAAGACATAAAGCCCACGTACTCTAATATAAAAGATGCACAAGATTTAGCTAAAGAGATGATGAGTAACCCTCTACTTAAACCAGAGTTTGATAAGTATCCAAATGAAACGATGGCGTTCTTAGCTGGCTTAGTAGGGCAGACTCAATGTATGTTGACAGAACAGTTAGCGGATTTTAAGTTGTACGTTTTGAATAGACTTGTTGAGGTTGTAGAAAAGACTGATAACCCCAAAGAAAAAATAGCCGCGCTAAGAAGTATTGGTGAGATCGACGGCGTCGATGCCTTTAAGAAGAAGACAGAAGTGACCCACAAAGTTGAGTCGATGGAAGAAGTTGAAAAAGAATTACTAAGTATGTTAGCTGAGCTGAAGGCTAAAGGATTAGTTAAAGAAAAAGAAGTGATTGATGCGGAAGTTGTAGAAGATGAGCGATGAAAAGTTAACCCCAGAAGCCATCGCAACAATAGAAGAAAACTTCTCTGAGTTAACAGATGCACAAAAAGTAAAAGCACTTAATGCACTACGTATATATAAGAAGCATGCAGTACAAGAACATGGGGCAGAACATTTTTTAGACTTTATTCAGCATGTCTACCCTGGCTACATTATAGGAGAGCACCATAGAAAGCTTGCAAAAATATTTGAAGACATTGCCAACGGCAAAAAGAAAAGAGTTATTGTCAATATTGCGCCGCGACACGGGAAGTCTGAGCTTATCTCATATCTGGCACCTGCTTGGTTTCTTGGAAAGTATCCTGCTAAAAAGATTATTATGGCGTCTCACACAGCTGATCTGGCGGTTAACTTTGGCCGTCGTGTGCGTAACTTGGTGGGCTCAGATGCTTATAAAGATATTTTTCCGAAAGTAGAGTTACAAGCTGATAGCAAATCCGCATCTCGTTGGGGAACTAATTTTAATGGGGAGTACTTTGCCATCGGTGTGGGGGGCGCTCTTGCTGGTCGCGGGGCCGATCTATTTATCATTGATGATCCTCACTCAGAACAGGATGCAAAAACAGGACGTTCGGATATTTTTTTACCTGCTTGGGAGTGGTTTCAGTCTGGTCCTATTCAGCGTCTTATGCCAGGCGGTGCTATTATTGTAGTGATGACTCGGTGGAGTAAGCTGGATTTAACAGGACAAATTGTTAACCAGATGGTAAAGCAAGAAGGCGTAGATGAATGGGAGCTCGTTGAGTTTCCTGCGATCATTGAAGATAAAGACGGGGAAGTAAAAAGTCTTTGGCCTGAGTTTTGGCCACTTGAAGAATTACAGGCAAAGAAAGCTGCGCTAGATATTAGGTATTGGAACGCTCAGTATTTACAAAATCCAGTATCCGAAGAAGGCGCGTTGATAAAACGTGAGTGGTGGAAGATATGGGAGAAAGAAGACCCTCCACACTGTGAGTTTACTATTATGTCGTTAGACGCGGCACAAGAGGCAAATACTAGAGCTGACTACAATGCGCTGACTACGTGGGGGGTATTTTTCAACGAAGAAACTAACAATTATAATATAATACTATTAAATTCAATTAAGAAACGACTAGAGTTTCCAGAACTTAAAGAGCTAGTACTCGAAGAGTATAAAGATTGGGAACCTGACGCATTTATAGTAGAAAAGAAATCTAACGGCGCCGCACTTTATCAAGAGATGAGAAGAACAGGCGTGCCCCTAGGTGAATTCACACCAGGTAAAGGACAAGATAAGATTAGCCGAGTCAATGCAGTATCTGACTTATTTAGAAGTGGTGTAGTTTGGGCACCTGATAGACGATGGGCTCATGAGGTTATCGAAGAATGTAATGACTTCCCAGCAGGAGCTAATGACGACTTAGTGGACTCGACAACCATGGCGTTGATGCGGTTCAGACAAGGTGGGTTTATTAGATTACCTAATGATGAACCTGAAGAGATACAAGGATTTAGAAGTTCTAGAAATAGATTATACGCAGTATGATTGTTTATAAAGTTGTTAGTTTGTTTGGTAGAAGAAATCGATATATTAAAGAGCGTATATCAGATAAAAACAAACGCAAACATACAAACTTTAAAAGATATAGACGCTGGTGGTTTTGGCACAAAGATAAATGGAATCAACGACACGGGATAAAGGATTAAATTATGGCAGATAATATTGATAAAGGGTTATACCAAGCTCCACTAGGTATAGATAAAGAACCAACTATGGCAGACGCAGCGCTATCTATTGAGATTGAGAATCCAGACAGTGTAACATTAGATGACGGTAGTATGGAGATTACGATTGAACCAGGTAAAGAAACAACTGACTCTGAATTCAATGCCAACTTAGCTGAAGAATTAGATGAAGGCACTTTAACACAATTAGCGGGTGATTTAATTGGTGACTTTCAAACAGATATAGAATCAAGAAAAGACTGGCTCAACACTTATGTTGAGGGTCTAGAATTATTAGGTCTTAAAGTAGAAGATCGAACCGAACCGTGGCCCGGTGCTTGCAACGTATACCATCCCTTAATGACTGAAGCCCTTGTGAAATTCCAAGCGGAAACTATGATGGAAACTTTCCCTGCAGCTGGCCCAGTAAAAACAGTAATCGTAGGCAAACAAACAAGAGAAAAAGAAGACGCAGCTGAACGTGTTCGTGATGACATGAACTATCAGTTGACTGAGAAAATGCCTGAGTATAGACCTGAACATGAACGCATGCTATGGGGGCTAGGACTTGCAGGTAACGCATTTAAGAAAGTTTATTATGACCCGTCATTAGGACGTCAAGTATCTATGTATGTGACTGCAGAAGATATTGTAGTTCCATATGGTGCATCTAACTTAGAAACATGTGAGCGTATAACTCATGTGATGCGTAAGACTAAGAATGAATTAAAAAAACTTATGGTAGCTGGCTTCTACAAAGATGTAGAACTTGGTGAACCTTCACATACCGTTGACGAAGCTGAGAAAAAGATTGCGGAGAAAATGGGCTTTAATGCATCTGAAGACGACAGATATAAAATTCTTGAAATGCATGTTAATTTAGATTTAGAAAATGGTGATGACGAAGATGGTATTGCACTACCTTATGTTGTAACTATTGAACAAGGCACAAGCACAGTTTTAGCTATACGTCGCAATTGGGACCCAGAAGATGATTTAAAAGCTAAACGCCAACACTTCGTACACTACGGTTATATACCAGGCTTTGGCTTCTATTGTTTTGGTTTAATTCATTTGATAGGTGCCTTTGCAAAATCAGGTACTATGATCTTACGTCAACTTGTTGATGCAGGTACTTTATCAAATTTACCAGGCGGTTTAAAATCTCGCGGTCTTAGAATTAAAGGTGATGATACTCCAATTGCTCCAGGAGAATTCCGTGACGTTGATGTACCATCAGGTGCTATCCGTGACAACATCTTACCTCTTCCATATAAAGAGCCTTCACAAGTATTAAATAGTTTGATGAATCAAATCATCGATGAAGGTCGTGCGTTTGCTAATGCAGACGGATTAAAAGTTTCCGATATGTCAGCGAATGCTCCAGTAGGAACAACACTAGCTATTTTAGAAAGAACTCTCAAAGTAATGTCAGCTGTACAAGCTCGCATCTACTACGCAATGAAACAAGAGTTTAAACTTCTTAAAGGCATCATTAGAGATTATACACCTGACGAATATAATTATGAACCCGAAGTAGGTGATAGACGTGCTAAACAATCTGATTATGATAACTGTGATGTAATTCCTGTATCAGATCCAAATGCTGCAACAATGTCTCAAAAAGTTGTACAGTATCAAGCGGTTATGCAGATGGCTCAAGCTAATCCACAAATCTATGATCTACCGGAACTTAATAAACAGATGTTAGAAGTATTAGGTATTAAGAATATTAGTAAACTTATTCCAAGTGCTGTTGATTTTAAACCAAAA